CTGCACCATGAAAGTAAAGCTCACGCAAGGCACCGTTGAGATTGGAAGCACAGATCTCAGCCATTGATTCCTTCTGGCCCTTCTTTGGTTTGTGGGTCATAGACAACGATTTGAAAATCGATTCTTTGTCCAAAGCACCAACCACCTTCTTCAATTGTGGATGCTTGTGAAAAGAACGTTTCAAAAAAGATAGATCATCGAGTTTCTTAAACGGAACCTCAGGTTTCTTCTTATTCGCGTCAGTATAACCCACACCAATCTTAGCAAGTTCAGTGTGAATAGATTGCATGTTGAAAAGCTTTTCCTCTGGTTTGACATTGAATTCATTATCATCGCCATACGTCATCAAACGAATCACTTCATGAAACAAAGGAATCTTTCCAGGACAATCAACTTTGTGCAATGAATAGTACACATACCTCATGTAGAGGATGTTGCACAACCCATTGATAATCACAGTGAGAGAATGCCCAGAAGGGTTGGATCCAAAAGCTTCATAAATCAAACCATCCGACTCATAAATGGGAAACATACACTCGGTCGCCAATCCATCAAAAGCAGAAATCAACAATTCTCCGAAACCAGCCTTCTCAAGCATGGTCCGAATAATATCAAATGCTCCTTTTGTGAAATTGGCCCGCAACCAAGCATCAAATTTCTCAAAGTCGCCGTCACCACATCGGTCAAAACCAAATTCCTTCATGTAATTGTACAACCATTCCCAATCAGCGCCAGTGGCATCGATACCAACTGCGCTTTCAAAAACACCTGGGAAATGGGACATCATATTGATCAAAGGCAAAGTCAACATCCTACACAAGATAACCATAGTGACAGGTGCTCCAGCGAATGCTCGAACTTTGTTATCTTCTGCTTTCTTGTGTGTGATAGGCTCATCCTTCAAATTCAATCTGAAAATCAGGTTGGCTCGACGTCCATCAGCCAATTTTTCCAAGACTTCCTCCAACTCGGCTTCAACATCAAATTTCTCCTTGTCGAATTCAATCGTGTATCTGTATATTGTCTTTCCGTCAACCACCTCTTGTGTGACGAACTTGACAGTATCCAAACCAATGATATCTTCCAACTTGTTCTTTGCAAAGAACTTCCACTTAGGAGAATTGAGCCAAAAACCCATAGAAGTCTTAGGATTGATCGGATCAAATCCTTTGGTTCCGGGATCTCCACTCAAAGCAACTTCCAAAGGAATAGGATGAACAAATTGCAGAAACTTATCAGTCAGAACTAAATCTGCTAATTTTGCTTTGAAATCTGCGATCGCCATCTTCACATACCGCGGATTCGGAGGAGGCAACTTCTTACTCACATTGAGAAGATGTCTCCTACGCGATGGAATTGCGGCTTTCTTTGGAGGAGCAGTGTGTGTTGGCTTAAAATCAAGCTTTTCTTTGAGTGCTGGTAACATAGGCGATTCAACAATATCGCTCTTGAAGCGAGAGAGTGGAAAGTTGTGCTGTCCATAAACTTTAACATTGGCGTCGGGATCGTCAATATAGTGCACAGGACTCCATGGATGTACTTCAGGTCCAACCTCAAGTTTCTTTCCATAAAGAGTCTCTGGCAAGTCTTCTTCACTTGCAACTTTCACACCCTCAAAAGAGGGAATCATTGTCCTATCAATCAAGGCAGCGGCACTCCGCTCATCTTGACCAGCAACATGAATACCAATCAATATTGGATTCCGACCAGCCAGAAAAATCATTGAACCACATTTGCCCGCATGATTGGGGGCGTTGAAATTCAACAAATCATATTCTCCAACTGGCACTCCTTGGAAACTCATGGCCTCCCTCTTGATCTCAATAATCTTGGAAGTCTCTTTGGTATCTGAAGGGTTTTTATGCTCCTTCTCACCAAAAGCAAACTCCTTGTGTAGATGGTAGATGAATAAAGGGGCGTCCTTTTCAACAGTAAAATTAGACAAATCATCCACCATGAATTTAGAGAAAGGCTTCACGGACCCACCGTCCGGAATTTCCATAAAAACGACATCTGCATCCTTTGCCCACCGCAAATTAGCGTCGTTCAACATCACATCAAACCTTTTAATCCCAAGGCCAGGGTGTCGACAAAAACTGGCCAAATAACATTTTCCTTTTTCAAATTGATGTGCAGTTGTACACCACACAACACCTTCAACAGGAAATGCATTGCACCAGAACCTCTTCCCCAGAGGTTCACGCGTATCCTCATTAATTTCTTGATAAACCACAGTATACAAATTATTGTCAATGGCTCGTTCAAGATCATCAATGCGTGATGACACGCTAGCTCGGGGTGCAGGACTATGCTGAGTATACACTTTCTGATACTTATTGTCTTTTTCAACAAAAGTTTCAGGTTTTTGTGCAGAAGCTT